ACGTTACCGTTGGTGCGGAAGTCCCAATCAGGGAACTCGTGCGCCACGTCGGCAAAGAACGTCTCACGAACGGTTACAAGTTCTTCCTTGTAGCGCCGTAGATAAATGAACTGTTCGCCGTGTGATAGGAAACGACGAAGGGCACGCTTCTTGGCACCGAACGTCTTGCCGAGCCCACGTCCACCGACAAGGTAATTGTAGACAGCATTGTAAGAAAGAAGTTTACCGTAATCGTAATAAGGGTGCTTCTTCTTGGGAGTCTCGAACGCGCTTGTGGATGCCGGTTCGATGGTGTCCGATTTACGGTAGGACTCAATCTCGATAACAGGCAGAATATCCTTGCCCGTGTCACGCCTACTTTGGCGCTGCTTGGAGGTAGGAGTCGGGTTCACTCTGACTGACTGTACGCTTGTCATAGTTATGTGTCCCACCCCAGTTGTATTCTTCGAGCACTACGTTACCACCTGATACCGCTTGAACTTGCGCGACATGCCCGAGCGCGCCCGCCGATGTTCCATACCAAGCGACAGCCCCGGGAACGGGGGCGATATCAACCTTCCACCCATTCGCTTGCCAATTCCCTCGCCACGCTATCGCGTCACCGTTTCCGTTGGGCGAAAGATTCGTCCAATCCCAACGCCACGGAGCGTGTGTCACTCCAATATCACGGTTCATTCGCCACGCTACAAAGTCCACACATTCACGGTAGTCATACCGGAGCGGGGAGAGCGTATTGATTGCATCGTTCGGCCACGGGTAATCGTCAGCGGCGGCAGGATACGGGGGCGGCGGTGGCGGTGGGTTCACATCAATGGAAGAATTGGCCATCCAAATCCCGTTCCCACCAGGATATGCAACGACCTTTGCACCGCTTGCGAAGTACGCGACAAGTGATTTACCGATCCGGCGTATGGCGACGTTGTTTGAACCTGTGCATCGCCATACGCCGGAACTCGCCGGTTGCGCTATCGAATTGGACCCGTCAGAGAAGTTTTGGACAAGCGCGTTCCCCAACCTCTGAATACTGACGAGTCCAACCATCAGACAGGCTTCACAAAGTCGAAGAGAATCTTGTTGCCCGTGTGGATGGTGTTGCCGTTACCGTCGAGTGACTGAATCCAGATGGACCCGTCAGACGCCATGATCTTCCCGCTACCCTTGCTGTAGCCAGGGATATACCAATCGAAGAACCGATCCGCTGACGGACGGAAACCGACACCGGCATAGCAGACGAGTTGATCGGCAATATTCGAATAGGAGTCGGACGTGAGCGTTGTGGAACCGATATAGGTTGCCAGGAACGATCCCATGAGAAGACCGTTCTTCACTCGGAGACCGCCGTTCAAACCCGCGCCCGAAGAGACACCTTCCGGATCGGTGAAGCCGTTCCAACCACTCGTGCCGGTGATTGCGGAGATGGACCAACCGGTGTCCACGTTATCCTGGAGAGCAACCCAGGACTGCCAGTTACCGCTTGTCTTACGTCGCCGGTAATATCCACCACTGCTGATGTTCTGAGCCAGTTGGGTCTGAGTGTTCACATCAACAACAGTTGCGGTGATGACGTACTGCTCATTCGTCGGCGCATTGTTGATGTTCGTGCCGGTGTAATAGCCAGACTTTGTAACGGTATTTGCATCAGTGATGGTGGCCGGTGTTGCCAGCGGATAACGCGCATCGTTCTTCGTCTGTGCCGCCGCCGCGAACGTGCCATTTTGCATGTTGTATGCGGCAGTCATGGAAGGGTCCATGTGCACCGCATCCGGCAACTGATAGCGCGTATCGAAAATGCCTTCGTAATGCGTGGTAAGCCATGCGAGGGTCTGCGAATTCGTGACCTGGAGAGCAGACAGCACAGCGGGGTCAACCGAAGCGGTGGCGTCGATGAGATAGAGACCATCCATGAACTTCCGAGTCGTGGAAGCGGCATTCTCAATGATGGTCGCCAGCGATGCGTCCGAGAAGGTGCTGGCATATCGGGTATCCAGCAATGCCAGCGCGGTTGACCCGGTGACCTGGAGAGCAGCCTTTACCGATGCGTCAAGAGAAGCGGGGTCCTTCTTCGCATACGTGGTGTCAAAGAAGATCCGGGTGGTGGAAGACGTGTTGTTCAGTACCGCCATGATTGCCGGGTCGGTAGAAGCACTCGTGGAAGAGAGCAACTGTTGTGCCGAAGCATTGATGGCATCCTGAGCGAGAGAAGCGATATTCAACTTCTCGGCATCCCACGCGGAATTGATGGCGCTCTGCTGAGTGGACAGCGCCGTGTTCACGGCGGTAATAAGGTCGGTGACCTGAGTTTCCCACTCGCCTGTGAGTGAACCGAACGACAGCGACAGATACGGAGTCAGCGTGTCCAGAAGCCACGACCTCATGGATTCGAGAAGCGCCGTGTAACTCATCGCGGAACGCTCCGTGAATGGGGTTACGTCCGGAACCTGAAGATAGTCCGTCGGAAAGTTGACGAACGACGGATCATTGATAAGTGGCGCGGCACTCGGGACGATCATTGACACGGGTTAGAACCCCATTCCTATTTGCGGGAGCATTTCATCTTCGGTACGCCAAATCTGCATGAAGCAATCCTGTAGCGACTCAAGAACCATCATGTCAACATTGAGGAACGTTGCCCGGTATTTCATCAGCAAGTCGGACACTGAGCCTTGGTAGCCCGTGGTCGTTGACTTGCCGTTCACCGTTCCGTCAACCTCGCCGGTGTCGTGCCCCGTACCGTTGTTCGTGGTGTTGCCAGCGGAGTTCACGTCCACCGCGCCCGATGCGTAGTCCTCACTGCCACTCAGAGCCGTCTGTGGCGTGTCGAACGTGACCGAGCGAGAGCCTGACGTGTTGACGACTGTTGTGTCGTTCGTAGAGTCACGGGTGGTTTTCTCGGTAGTGGTGTCGTCACGGTTCGTCGTGAGGCTGACGTTCGTGAGCGGGTCGAGTGTGAGAAGGGTTGACTTGTACGCCTGATTGAGAAGCGGCATCTGTTCGTTCATGCGGCGCGCCATTGCGAACCTGAACATGGAGATGGTAGGAACGCCAATCTCCCAATTCCAGTAATGGTTGATGATCTTCTGATTGAGTTCCTGACGGAAGTTCTCATCAAAGATCGGATAGTCGTTCACACCAAGCCCGATCGTTGACCCATCACCCGGGTCATTGGTCAAATCCAGTACCTCCCAGAGGCACATGGTGAACCATGCCATTACGCCACCTCATATGTTGCATCAAAGATATCGGGCTTGCATGGATAAAACTCGTCCTTGAGTCCCCGAATGACCCAATCACCAGGAATTGCTTGCATCATTCCCTCAAGCGTCCGTATCTCAATTGCCCGGTCATGATCCGGGCCAATAGCGTATGCGTCGCCGTTGAACGAGTCCACCCATGAGAGAATAAGGTGCTCGGACTCAGTGGTCCCATCGTACTGAATTGCTTCAATGACAATAGGCTTCTTTCTGTAATGCCCCATTACGCTTGTGCTCCTTCGCTGATTGCCCCTTCGGGCTTGCTGGTGTCTTTCAGTTCAGGGGTTCCCATATCGGTGACGTAATCGACCTCAACCTGATAGGCGGGCCACATCTCATTGATGGCGTCACAGGCCATGCGACGGGCGTTCAAGTTGGTTGCACGAATGGCGGAAACCATGTCGTCGTTACCGGAGACCTCGGCGGCAACAAGTCGCTCCTTCTTATCCTGATTGGCATTGTTGATGCCGAGAAGGGTCATGATCTCATTCCACTCACGAGAGCGCAGAATATGCATGTTAATGATGGAGTCGGGATCGACCCCAAGATCAACAGAACCGATCACAGCGGCAACGTCATATCCCTGAGCAACAGGAATAGCAGCGGCACCCTCATTGATCTGACGGTTGACATTCTCACCAGTTATCTTGCCGTTCTCAGTGAACGTCAGAATCTTGGTGCGCCGCGCATTGAGTGAGTTGATTTCAATGGTGCGGTCCATCTGTGCCATACGCTTGGCGTAGATGAGTACCTTATCCATGTCGGGAGTGCGCGAGTAGTTCGCCCAAATGGGCACCACGTCCTCGGCATTCAATCGCTTGGTGTAATACTGGTTTCCGTAGACAATGAATTCGGTGGGATTGCCGATCAGGTTGAGCGGGCCGGCACCCGCGCCCGGCATTGCAAAGAATTTGCCGTACTGCTTATCAAAGAAGTAGACGGAAAGCCCGTGGAACATGAGTGACATTTCCAGCCACCGCTTGTCAATCTCGGGCGGTAGACCCTTCCACTCAAACCGGTTCATGGCGAGTTCAAGAAGGGTGCGCTCCAGCATCCATTGAATCTGCTGCTGCTGTGTGCCAGCGCCACGGCGAGGGTTCAGGAACGGCTCATACACATTCTGATATACCGCATCATTGGATTTGCGCACTCCGCCTCTTGACATTGCTCTACTCTTCTCGATTCAGTACGAAATGTTCGGGAGTGCGGTGTTATCCGCCCAGTCGGTCACACCAATATATGACGGGTCGGCCCATACGGTGACACCCTTTTCAAAGATACCCCGAATGATCTGCTTGAAACTCTCGGGAATGGGCGCCTGTGAAATGTACGTCTCGGTCAGTTTCCAGTACGTGAACTTCGACATGACCATGAGGTTAGTCGGCATTGGAATGAACTGCTCAATAGCGTAGCCATAGCGAAGCCAGAAGTCACCGATCTTCCGCATGGCATTGAGGTTCAACATCTTCCAACGAAGCGAGAAACCCACATTGTCATTCGAGATGTTCAGAGCCTCACCACCGTACTGGCCACCGACTGATGGCTGAGTCATGTGAGAGTCTTGAACCTTCGCATTGATACCGGCAATAGCGTTCGCGTAATCGCCCTTTGCCGCCCAGTCAGCAAGATTCTTATTGGTATCCCGCATGTAACCGGCAGTCCCGACCTGAGCCCCGGTGGACGCATTACGCGCCGCATTCGAGATAGCCGTACCCTCGGTAATGCCCTGCTGCTGGAGTGCCGCATGACCGAGCGCACCGATACCACCGATAGCGCCACCCATACCGCCAGCAACCGCCCCACCAGGGCCACCCTCGCTCGCGCCATTGAACGCACCGCCAGCAATGCCCGTAATGGCGCTGATGGCACCGGAGCGTCCGGCCAGGTCCGACTGGAGAGCAGCGGTGGCCGATGCCGCGCCCGTCTGAATCCCCGTCAGTGAAGACATGAGGTTCATACCGGCAGAGGCTTGGTTGTAACCGACCTGATTACCGGCCAGCGCTTTGTTCTGTGACCAATCCGCTGACTGCTGCTGGAATGCGAGTGAATGGAGATTGTTGGCGATATACGCAACCGACATGTCATTGACAATCGGAATCTGCGGGAAGTTTTCGAGGATGGTGGCAAAGTCGAGATATTCACCGCCATCGTCATTGTTCATCATGTCAGCGGTGTTCTCGCTGATGGTGGACGTTTCCGCATCGGAATTGTACTTACGCGGAGTGATAGCGACTCGCTGACCCGTGGGGAAGAATGTTGCAATTTCGGAGACAGTGGCGTCAGGGTCCTGCCACATCTCGGGCTTGATGACAAGCGGAGAGCCTGTCCACGAAGTGAGTTCAATAACCATGTACGGGTAGGTGAGGAACTTACGGAGTTTCTGATACCGCGGCCCAAGAATGTTGTTGATAAATGCGCCGTTCAGTCTCCACCCCGGCATCATCTGTGTATCAACACGGGTGGAAGCGGCATCCGCAATCTCGAAGACATACGGAGCACCGGACGGGGAGATGTTGACAAGGAACGAATCATTGTTCCCGAGATATCGCGTGACCTTCGGAATCAATGTCATGGAGAGAATGCCCTGAGTGATCCAAGGCTTGCCCTGGTAGTAGGACATGAAATTGATGAGGCCCTGAATGTCTTTCAAGATGTACAGGTTGGCCCCTGACGGAAGCCCCATGAAATGCGAACCCCGCGCGGCAACGATCTGCGGATTCGTGGCGCTACCGAAATTCCCAGAATCCTGTGCAAGGTCAACCGTAGAAACAACAAGAATGTTGTAATTGGTTCCCACGCTGGGGTTGTCCATGATCTTCTGAGACTTCACATGAACAGTGCGATATTCGCCACCCAAATCGAAGCCTTCGGGAACGGACAGATAATCCCGCCCATAACCGGCACTGTAATTGGTGTTAGCGATTCCGATATGGCCACGCTCAACAAAGCACGAACCGAAGTGAACGTCATAACCGAACGACTGCCACACGTCAAGTTGCAACGTCAACTCGGTGGTATCCGGTGCAAGATAGTTCACATCGGAAATGAAATAGTAATAGTTGCGGGCGAAGTCACCGCTCACCGGCAGAGAGGGATTCGACGCGCGAAGATAGTTGTACCGCATAGCCGCATTGAGCGGCAGGTTCACGCGGACATTTCGCTTGAACTTGAGAAGCGACATGTTCCGAATGGTGACATTCGGTTGAGCGTCGATCCACGTATCGAGATTCGTGGTGCTACCGAACTGTACGATATCCCGATAGTCATTGTTCCACGGAACATTGACAAGAGTGAGTACGGTTTGTTCGTCCCATACAGCGTAATTGAAAGAGTCTACAGCGTTGTAATTGCCGGGGTTACCCTTTACGCCACTCGCCACCGGCCCAGTCTACGGCAAAACGCCCCGACCCGCCGAAGCGGGCCGGGGCGTTTCGCGTCCCGAGTCGAACCCTGGTGGCTACTACGCGGTAGCGGTAACAGGAAGCGACGTTGCGGTACCGGACGTAAAGCCAGTCTTGGTCGCCGTAACCGTAAGCGTGATTGCCTTGGTTGCATCGGCAGGCTGAATGACATACGTGTCGGCAGTAGCACCGGCAACGGGAGCCCCATTGACGTTCCACTGGTACGCGGCGGTGATGGTGCGCTGATTCCACTTACCGGGATCGCCGGTCAGCGTGGCACCGGCAACCGGCCCGCTATCCGGCACAGTGACCTTCGGGAGCGTGGTGTTCGTCAGCGTGGTGGTCGAGTCAACCTCGGTCACCGTGAACGCCCCAGCGACCTGGCCACCGGGCGCAACCGTCAGGACGAGAGCACTGGTGAAGGTCTGGTCATCCGTGGCGGTAGCAGTCACCGTAAGGGTTGTGGCCTGCTCATCCTGAGCAATGAACAGAACGCCCGTCTGGAGAATGCGAGTCGCGCCCGACGTGTTACCGGAGAGCGTGAAGAACACCGCGTCATTGAGACCACCGGCGGGACTAGTCGTGGCGCTGGCCTGAATCTCGTAAGCGCTACCACGATCAACAGTGTTGTTCGCCACGGCGCTACCGTCAGCACCGATCACCGTAATGGCGCTGATACCGTCAACCGGAGTCTGCACAACAATGGTGTCCGTTCCCGCCTCAGTCGTGAGAAGAATTGCATTCTCGAACGGGGACGCACTCACAACCTCCTGGTGGTGCCAGAAGTAGTTCTGGTGAAGCATGACTGGGTTGTTCGAGTTCTGCATTTCCAGAACCTGATCCGCAACGACAAAGAAATCCTTTGTCGTGAGAAGACCCTGGAATCCCGGAATGTTGACCTGTTCCTCAGGAACGATCGTGATACGGGAATTGATCTGTGCCTTGTCGAGATTGAATGCGCCAGCCAGAGCCTCAACATCAAGCACAGCCTCACCACGCGGGGTGAGAATCAGTTCCAGTTCCTCGGGACGAGAAACCATCGGCATGTGAGCGGCGTTGTAACGCTCTGAAACGAACGTCAGCGTCTTGCTGAGTTCGCGCGTGCTCACAAGGAACTGCTTCGCGTTATCGCTGATGGAAGAACCACCGTGGAGAATGTCAGGAGTGTTGAACTTGTAGAACCCACCCTGATCGTACACTCGCCGGAAAAGCGAGGTCATCAGCAAGAACTCATCCACGTTATCCGACGTGTTGATAGCGGCCATCTTGCCTGCTACGAACGTGGACAGGCCACCCGCATTGTAGAACGCACGCTGGAGTTCGAACGTGCTGATTGATACCTTGTACCAATCCTTACGGTTGACCTTGTGAAAGCGACTCTGAACGTTAGACTCTTCGATACCGAAGATATCCTGTTCGAGTTGGCCGCGCTCACGTGAATAGGTCTTTGCCTTGGCAAGACCGATAGCGACCTCTTCGATCGTCTCACCGAACGTGAGCATGCCCCGCTTGAACTTCGCAAGAGGGTTCGTCCACGTCATATATTTGACGATCTGAGCGCCGATCACATTGACGAGTGCATCAATGAAGTCGTTGCGACCGGGCGTGTATTCCCACATCGCATTCATGGTGGCTTCCACGCCAGCCTTGGTGGCGGCGGGAATACGTCGCTGATACTCGTTCGACATACTCGCGCGAATGCCGTCGAGAAGATCGACATTCGACGGGTAATTGAATGGCGCTACCGCCATCTGATTGGGCATATCCTACTCTTTCTTTGCCGGGGTTCCGAAGAAATCGTCAGTCGTGATTGTGGGAGTTCCGCTACCCTCAGGGTCATCGGAATGGCCAGACGCCATAACACCGATTGCGTCACTGGGAGCGGGATTGACACCCTTACCCATCAGCAATTTCCAGTTGTCAGCGCGTGCCTTCTGGAGTTCCTGTTGTGCCTGTGTGAGCCCCGTTTCCTTCTCGGTGATAGCGGAATCCCAGACAGTCTTATCCGCGTTGTACGCTTCCGTAGCGGCGGTGACGAACTCATCCATCGTGAAATTCTCCGCTGAATAAGCCTGCTGGAATTTGTTCATGAAGTCTTCGAATGCGGCCATGATACGTTCTGCTTTCCGTGGATGGAACACGAATAGCCGCCCCAGTGATACTGAGGCGGCTATCCATTGTGTATTGCGTGTGTAGCCGTCCGGTAACGTTGGCGGCGGTTATGCGTACCCATGCCGTCCTCCCGCCATCCACGGCGCGCTATCGGAGGATCGGTCCTCCAACGTCAGCACAGCGGCCACGGGACTAGGCTACAGGGTCAAGCGGTCAAGCGGCGGCGGTCTCCGGCGTGTCGTTGGACTCCACCGCGCCGGTCTCGGGAGCGTCCACCGAAGCAGGCTTCCGAGTGCGCTTGATAGCGCTCCGGAGAATGAACTTGAGCGTGGACGAACCATCACCGTTGTCGCGGGGCGTGTCGGCCACGAGACGGGCGGTGCGCTTGGCGCGCTTGGCCGAGTCCTGGAAGAAGCGAATGTGCTTCGCGCGCTCCATGTACTCGCCCTTGGCGTTCTTCTCACCGTTGGGGACCTGAATGGTGACCGAAGGGTACTCGCCCTCGGGGTAGTCCGACTCAGCGTCGAGAAGGGCCTGAACGTAAGCATCGTAGATGCCCTCACGGTCAACGGGGCGGTATGCCTCAATGACGATCTGCGGGGCGGTGGTCTCGGTTGCGGTGGCCTTGGCCATGATGTTCTCCTTGATTCGTGGATGAGAGCGGGTGTTCCGTTCTGCGTGATACCCACTATACACGTCCTGACGACGGGCGCAACACCTGACGCAAGAAATTTTCACGCCGCGTCGGCCAGCACGCCCGTCCCGGCAAGGGACAGTTTCACTTCATAGGGGGTGTCTTGGAGGATGACGCCGCCTGGCACCGAGCGCGGCGTCAACTTGCCGTGGACGAGTACGCCGTTCTTCGGGTGAGTGTGTGTCTCAGTGAGGTATGCGGGGGTGTCGCCGTGGGTACGGTGGTAGTGGAGTTCTAATCCGGGGGTCAAGTGTTCGAAGCGGAGAAGTGATGATATTTCCGTGGGAAGCCCCGCAATAGCGTTGTGGAACTTACCGTTTACATCTCTCTCAAGATACGCTTTAGCACGAATGTAATACGCGGCGTCAAAGTTATACTCGTGTTTCCACGCTCCCAGTTCGCTGGGATGCACTCGGATATTATCCGGGACGCTCTGCGTAATGAGATGGAGTGAGTCTGTGTCCGCATATGCGAACGCATTGTAATTCGCCTGTGCCGCACGGATCGTAACGTCCCGCGCGTAAGACGTAATGAATACGCCCGCTGCTGTATATACCGGGTCACGGCGTTCCTCTTTCCCTCCGATAAGCCTGACGGTTTCTCCGTCGAGTACCGGAATCTTACCCGTCACATCGGGTCGAGTGGCGAACTTGCCATAGAGTGAGTTCAAAAAGAGTTTGGCGATTTCTCGGATGCCACCCTCGGAATTGGCCTTGATGAGCATGTACTTGTCGATATAGGCATCGAAGATTCCATTGGCGGCACGGAAGCGCCAACCGGAATCATAAGACAGCACATCAATGTCATAGTGATCGTTCATGAGTGCCCAGTCAACATTCGTGACCATCAGCGTAGTGGGCTCTGTGATTTCGCTGACGTAATCGGTTTCCACGAACATCATGTTTCCCTTGATCTGAATGCAAGGGACGTGGAACGGCTTCAATTTCGCGGTGAACGTGACCGCAAAGATTGTAAGAGGGTGCGAGCGAGTCGGTTCCACATAACCGGACACGTATTCAGGTTCACCGTACGGTATCGGGCGGTAGTACATGACCGATGGGTACAGTGAATTGACGTCGAACACCATTCCCTCGCCGTTGAGCCTGTTTTTGAACCTGTCATCAGCGTAGGTGAACCCTCCACGATATGCGCGCCGAATCTCCGAATCCATCTCATAGGAGAGGACGGGGAAGAGGCGGGTGAATTCTTTGTGACCGATGACCGTTTTGAATTCGGCCAGCGCGTCAGAGCCAACGGTCATCTTGCCGTGGCCGGTTTGGAGCGACTGTCCTAGGGCCTTAGCAACAATAAGCACATCACGCCTAATATAGTCCCACTCCACACTGCTAGGAATGTAGCCAACATCGCGCGGTGCTTCATAGTCGATATCTCCTTTAGTGACCTCATATTTGAACGACTCAGCGATACGCCGCACAGACATGGGAAGTTTCTTGACGGAATCCCGAAACTCCGTCATGAACCCATTAGCCCATCTTACCGTGATCGAGTAGAATTGTCCCATATCAGAGATAAGGGACTTGAACGTTCCTGCTTCCGCGATACCTCTATCTGACGCATTATGCCGATACCCGTTTTTGAGTAGCCAGTCGAGTATGAATCGACCGTCAAACCGAAGATTGTGAAAGTATGTCGTCGTATTGCTTTGGCTGATCGTCTCGATGAAGCCGTCCAATGTAGTCCCGACCTCAACGTTCTCAAGAGATATGTTCTCCCAGTCGTCAGGGACAGCGACAAGTCCCCATCCCCATACGCGACAATCCTGAGCGAGAGTAGTGGTCTCGAAGTCTGCGACATAATTGAGTTTCTTTTCGCGGGTGGTGTGCTTCCGTGTGGGTTTCCACGGGTCAATCTGAATTGGGCTTCTTACCGCGTTGGCGGGGGAAGGGCTTGGCGTTGGTGTCATTGTAGATTCTGATGGCACCGGCCCGGGTGTTACGGGCGCTGAATTGAGTGGGGATTGGCTGAGCGTTGGTGTCGGTGAATTCTTTTGCACGGCGCGGCGCTACCTGTCCAGCCCACTCGATAACGGCTTCGAGTTGGTCCCTGATATCGAGTTCACGAGAATGGCCAGTCCGCTCGTAATACGCTTGATCCTCACGGGTAACGCTTGTGTCATCACCGCTGCTGAATCGGTCACGCGCAATCTCCGAAAAGTTCGAGTAGTCGATAAGAAGGTTCTGCTGCTCTGGCGAGAGTTTCTTGACACGGCTTACGAAGTCCTCATTGCCTGAATTCTCCAGAAGGGCGAACAGGCTATTGAGTCGTGGCGTCAAGCCTTCTTTCAGATACTTGCCGGTATTCTTGTCCTTGAGTTGCTTGATGAGTTTGTCGAGAGAAGCGGCATCCTTGAGAAACGTAGGATTCCGATGCACCTGCTGAAACTGACGGAACGAGTCACCCGTACCGAATGACCGATCCGCCAGCATTCCAAGACGTTGACCAATAGTGGTGTCAGAGCCGGGAAGTTTGATATCCCGAATAGCATTCTCGCGCTGGGCTACCTTCTCATTGAAAGAGGACTCTAAACGCTGATATGTTTCCCACTGCTGACGGGGAATAGGTGCCCCACCGAAACCGGAGACAAACTGGTTCTTACGATCAATGAACTTGTTGAGGTTATTGATGTGTGAACGGAGTTCCCGTCCGTTCATGCCCCGAAGCACGTTCGGGTCTTTGATGCGCGGATCGAACTCAGAGTTACCTAATTTGGCACCCGAATTGTGCTCCACACGGCGAACTTTACGACTGGCATCACGCTCACGCTTTATCGCCTCATTGAACAGTTGTTCACGACGAGTCGGTTTGCGTGCCACTCAATACACCCCTTAGACATGGACAAGCCCCGCCACACACGCCGGGTAGCGCGTGTGACGGGGCTTGGGTAACCCCTATGTATTCAGTTATAGGGGTGGCGGCTACTTCTTCTTGGTAGCCGCGCCGAACGCCGCGGTGAAGTACTGCCGTCCGTTAGGACCGACCCGCTTGAACGTGGCGACGGGCAGGTTCTT